TGTTAACAAGGACAACATCAAAAAGTTTGCTGCTAAAATTAAGAAACTAGAAATAGCTAGATCATTACATAAAGAATTAGAAAATGTACAAGATAAAATACTAGATATCAACGGCAGCGAATCTGTAAGCGGAATTGTTGGCATTGCTGAAGAAGCCGTAATGAACTTTGGTAATACACTAAATGATATCGATAATAATCCAGTACTGATTGCCAAAGACCTCAATGAATACATGGAATATCTAGCTTCTCATCCTATTGATCAAGTTGGTATCCCAACAGGATTTCCGATTTATGATCAATCTATAGGCGGTGGACTAAGAAGAAGCACAGTAAATGTTATTGCAGCAAGACCCAAAACTGGCAAAACCTTACTCGTAGATAATATGGGTTTTCATATTGCTAGTAAGTTAAAAATTCCAGTGCTCAATCTTGATACAGAAATGACAAAAGAAGATCATCTTCATAGAATTTTAGCTATGGTTAGCGAAATAGAGATTAGGGATATCGAAACTGGTAAATTTACATCGTCTGAAGATAAGAAGAATAAAATCAATAAGGCCGCCGAAGAGTTGAAGAATGCCCCCATATATTATAAGTCGATTGCTGGTAAAGCGTTTGATGAACAACTATCTATTATCAGAAGGTGGCTCATTAAGCATGTTGGCTTAAACGATAATGGAACAGCAAAAGATTGTGTCATTTTCTATGATTATTTAAAACTCATGGATACACAAGGTATGTCACAAGATTTAAAAGAATATCAGCTACTAGGCTTTATGATGACACAGCTGCATAATCTTGCTACACAATATGAAATTCCGATAGTGGCATTTGTACAGCTAAATAGAGACGGTATTACAAAAGAGAGTACGGATACAGCGAGCGGTTCAGATAGAATTATTTGGCTATGTAGTAATTTCACTATTTTTAAGAGAAAGTCCGATGAAGAAATAGCCGAAGATGGTCCTACTAATGGAAATAGAAAGCTAGTACCCATTATTAGTCGCCACGGCGGTGGCTTGGACGATAATGATTATATCAATTGTTATATGAAGGGTTGGTGTGCCAAAATTACGGAAGGTAAAACAAAGTTGGAATTGACCCATAATAAAGGTAAACAATCAGAAGGATTTGTATTAGATGATGAAAACAATGAAAAAATCGAATTCGTATAATCAGCAACAGTTAAAATTAGTGTGTGATGAGTTATGTGACAGAATCGAAGATTTATTTGATTCTTTTGGCTTAGAGTATCGTCTTAATAACAAGATGTACACGATGAGTTGTCCTATTCATGGCGGAGACAATGCTGCCGCATTGAATATATATCATATAGGAGATAATTATAGAGGCAATTGGACATGTAGAACACATGGATGCGAAAATACATTCAAAGGTTCTGTTATAGGATTTATTAGAGGTTTATTATCTGTAGAAAGATATAATTGGAAAATTGGAGATAAGAGCAATATTTGTCCATTCAATGAAGCTGTAGATTTTGCTTTAGCGTTCCTGAATAAGGATCTTAAAAACTTCAAAGTTTCTAAAGTTCTACAGGAAAAAAATCGCTTTACACAGGTTGTGGAAAAAATTACAAAGTCTGGAGTAGATAACGATACTAAAATAGAACGTAGATATGTTACATCATCATTAATTATACCTTCGGAATACTATATTAGCAGAGGATATTCAGCAGAGATACTAAGTAAGTACGATATAGGATTATGTAATAAAGATGGAAAAGAGATGTCAGATAGAGTAGTAGCTCCTATATATTCTGACGATCATAGATATGTAGTTGGATGTACGGGGCGATCTATTTATAATAAGTGCGATAGTTGTTCGTCCTTTCATAAGACCGGTAGCTGTCCATCCGATCAAGACTTGTGGAAATATCCAAAATGGAAACATAATTCTGGTTTTAAGTCACAAAATCATTTGTATAATTTCTGGTTTGCCAAAGAGCATATATTGAAATCTGGTATGGCTATTATTGTTGAAAGTCCTGGTAATGTGTGGAAATTAGAAGAAAATCATATACATAATGCTGTAGCTATTTTTGGCTGTTCCATGAGTGATAGACAAAAGATGATTCTAGATTCGTCTGGAGCTATGAGTTTAATACTTCTCACCGATAATGACGAGGCTGGACAAAAAGCTGCTGCTCAGATTAAAAATAAATGCGAAAAAACCTATAGAATCTTTATACCAAAGATTAGTAAACCAGACGTTGCAGAAATGACTTTGGAAGAAATCAAAACAGAAATCAAGGACTACATAGAAAAAATTATATGACACAGATTATAGCTTTTGCTGGACGAAAACAATCGGGTAAAACTACATGCTCAGAATTTGTACAAAAATATGCTAATGGACTTATAGAGCCATATAACTCTGTAAAGATATACAATTTCGCAGACCCTCTTAAACTAGATATATGCATCAATATACTAGGATTAACAACAGATCAGTGTTATGGTACAGACGATCAAAAGAATGAGCTAGTAGATTGTTATTGGGATAACAAACAATTAACAGCTAGAGAAGTAATGCAGATGGTTGGAACTGATATGTTCCGAGCCATGCAAAAAAATGTTTGGTCAGCTGCTACAATTAGAAAAATTAATAACGAAAAGCCCAGTGTTGCTATTATAGCGGATTGTAGATTTCCTAATGAAGTAGAAGCCGTAAAAGATGCTGGTGGTATGGTTATCAAGCTTAACAGAAATCCATATAACTCATCTCATAGTAGTGAGATAGCTCTTGATGCTGATCGATATGATCAGACTTTATTCGATTTAGTTATTTATAATCAGAATATGACAATAGTAGAACAAAACCAATATTTAGAAAAATTTCTACAAAATAAAGGAATACTACCATTATAATCACATACTTCAGATCCTCTAGTTATAATACGCACAATATGTGCGAACAACAATATTTTTTTGATTATGTATTAGGATGGAGAGGTCCCTCTAATAAAAAAGCAGATAAAGGCACTATTGTACATAAAGTATTAGAAATTTTAGCAGTAATCAAGAAGGGATTACAAGATAGTGAAAAGACCGTAACAGATGATATTTTGGGCAATATTAACACGTCTAAATATAATCTTGACACTATAATAGAAAAAGTATACGCCTATTATACAACAGAGTTTAAACACCATAAGTGGGAAGACAAGGATTATAAAGATTGCTATAACTGGGTATACAAGGCTATCCAATATCATAACGGGGGTTTTGACCCAAGGAATAGAACAATAGTATGTCCGGAACAAAGGTTTGATATTGAGATTAAAAAACCTTGGTCAAAGTATAAATATGTACTAAGCGATAATAGCGTGATGGATGGTTATTTAGCTATTAAGGGAACTATAGACTTAATTACAAAGATAGATGATAATACATATGAAATTTTAGACTGGAAAACTGGTAGAAGATTAGATTGGGCTACCGGAACAGAAAAAACCCAAGAAAAATTAGAAAAAGATCCCCAGTTAAGAATCTATCACTATGCTATTAGACAGCTATATCCAGATATAGAAAATATCATTGTCACTATTTATTTCATTAATGATGGCGGTCCGTTCTCTGTTTGTTTTGATAAATCAGATATTCCAGAAACAGAATTAATGTTAAAGGATAAATTTGAAATTATTAAGAAAACACAAAGTCCCAGACTTAAAAAGAGTTGGATGTGCAGCAAACTGTGTCACTATGGAAAAAGCACGTTTGAGAATACTCATATTCAGCCTATTACAGAATATAGAGATGGTCAGACAGTAGCTAAAGATAAAATAATGACCAAGTGTGAACAGGTTAAACACGATATTGATATCAAAGGCATGAAAGAAGTAGTTGACGAATACACTGTTCCAGGTTATAGTGTTGGTAAGTATAAGCCTCCCGGAAGTGTTGAATAAATTAAGGAATTTTTGATAATGAAGTTATATACGCCCTTGCATGTTCACAGTCATTTTTCTTTGTTGGATGGACTTAGCAAAACTGATCAAATAGCAAACCGATGTTTCGATATCGGAGCAAAATCCTGCGCATTAACTGATCACGGTAATATAGCTGGTGCTGTACAGTTTTATAGTTCTATGAAGAAGAAAAATATTAAGCCTATTTTGGGATGTGAAATATATGTGTGTCACGGAGATGCTTCAATACAAGCTAAAGAAAACGGCAAATTATCTCATTTGCTGGTATTGGCCAAAAACCTCTCAGGATGGAAAAAACTCATCAGTTTAGTTTCTGAGTCCAATCGCCCGGATTTGTTTTATAGACGGCCCAGGCTCGATCTGGAGCGCCTCAAAGCCTATGCTGGTAACGATCTGATCGGCATTTGCGGACATCTTGGATCTGTTATAGCGGATAAGATTATGAATAACGACCAATTAATAGATGATTGGCAAAAGATTGGTCTCAATACTATAGATCAACTCAAAGATATATTCGGGAATAATTTATTCCTAGAATCTCAATTAATGGATAAAGAGAATACTCCAATTCAAGTTGAGCTAACAGAAAAAATTCGCCAACTGGGAAAGTTATCAAAAACCAAAGTAGTTTGTACCCCAGATGCCCATTATTGCACCAAGGATGATGCTGTTGATCAGAGAATCCTTTTGTGCAACAATTTAAAAACCACATTCCCCGAACTACAAAGAAAATCTAACATTGGACAAGAAATAGGAATGTCGTGCTTTTTCAATTCTGATAATTTTCACATTTTATCACAAGAAGAAATTAATGAGCTACATACTGAAGAGGAAATAGAAACATCTCAGTACATAGACAGCCTATGTGAAGAATACGATATATTACACAAGCCTATGTTACCACCATTTAAATGTGATAATAATGATCCTGCAGAATATTTAAGACAATTGTGTAGAAATGGCTGGAGAAAAAAAATAGAAGGACATATTCCAAAAGAAGATCAGGCTCAATATGTGGATAGAATCAAATATGAATTAGATGTTCTTCAAGGGGCTAATTTATCTAGCTACTTTTTAATTGTACAGGATATTGTGAACTATGTTAGAACAAATAATTGGTTGCCTGGACCGGGACGAGGTAGTGCTGCTGGTTGTCTAGTGTCTTATCTTATCGGTATTACTAGTATTGATCCCATAAAATATAATTTGATTTTTGATAGATTTTATAATGCTGGACGTAATACACAGGACAGAGTATCAATGCCAGATATTGACGTTGACGTTCCTATTAATAAACGAGAAACCATTATTGAGTATATCAAGAATAAATATGGGACTGATAAAGTTTCTCAAATGATTACATTTAATACTATGAAAGGCCGAGGAGCCTTAAAAGATGTATTAAGAGTGTATGGCAATATCTCTTTTGAAGAGATGAATAAAATTACCAAAAGTATTCCAGACGAAGCAAAAATAGCCGACGAACTACAAGAAATGAAAGAAGAATACGGAGAAGCTTCTATTATAAGATGGGCTTTAGAAAATAATGCAGATGATCTAAGAGAGTGGTGCTATATAGACGGAGAAAACGAAGAATTGCAGGGTCCACTTGCCAAAAGGTTTGAACAGGCTATTAGATTAGAGGGTACGAAGTCAAATCAATCAAAACACGCGGCAGGAGTAGTTATTAGTCAACAACCATTGAGCGAAATATGTCCTATGGTTTATGACTCTAGAAATGATCAACTTATTGCAGGGATGGAGATGCAGGATTTGGAAAGTATCGGTATAATTAAATTCGATATCCTTGGTATCGCTATGTTAGACAAGATTATGACAATACAAGATTTATTATTCAACGGAGGTAATAATGGCTAAGGTTACAAATTTTCATGAAGTTGCTGTAGGTAGCGAGTTTGTACTCAACGGCAAAAAGTATGTAAGAATTCCAGATGAGAGAATTAGTTGCTGTCAAGTTATGAACGCGGCAGAAGCTGATAATAGGTCTGTTAAGATCCAAGTTGTTCCTGTAACACAAGTGGAAATAAATGATTAACTATAACAAAATTTGCGTTTTTGATTTTGAGACCGATGGTTCAGATCCGAGATTATGTAGTCCAGTACAAATAGCTGCTGTTATGATAGACCCTATACAGCTATCCATAATTCCAGATTCTGAATTCAATATTAACTTTAAGCCAGAACCACTAGAGGCTAACCCTGATCATATTTATGAGGGTGATATTCTAGATTTTCACGCCAAGGTTAAGGGTACAGATAAGGAGTCTGTTCTTAATGAGTGGAAAAAATATCCATCTCAGAAAAGTTCATGGTCTTTATTTACCGATTATTTAGATAAATATCATAGTAGAGGCTCAAAGAAAAGCCAGTTTTCTGCGCCCATAGCTGCTGGTTATAATATTCATAGATTTGATCTTGTTATAGTTGATAGACTAAGCACTAAATATAACAATCTTAATAAAGAAAAACGAAGTAATCTCTTTTATACTAGAGACGTTATAGATATTATGAATTGGGTATTTTTGTGGTTTGAAAATAATGGAGATCTTAAGAGTTATTCTTTAGATAGTCTCAGAGAATATTTTGGAATCTCCAAAGATGGGGCGCACGATGCTTTAAAAGACGTTAAAGATAGTGCCGAAATATTAATCAGATTTATGAAATTACATCGTAAGTTGGGTCAAAAAATCCTATTCAAGAATTCTTTTACTAGTAATTCAGTATGAAATATTTTACATATAGTTGTGGCTGTAAATTTCCTTTGGCAAAAGATTCTGATAATGCTATCAGTTTTGATCCTACTATCGAGAATATTGATTTAGAGTGTTCTAGAACCTGGGATCTAATAGCGTCCGGAAATACAAAAGGTTGTTTCCAATTGGAGTCTAGACTTGGAAGAACTATGGCTAAAAAATTAAAGCCAGAAAATATAGAACAATTATCGGCTCTAATTAGTATTGTGCGACCAGGATGTCTAGAAGCTATTAGAGATGGTAAAAGCGTTAGTAATCATTATATTGATAAAAAGAATGGTAACGAATCAGTAGATTATTTTCACGAAGCTCTTGAGCCGATTCTTAAGCCCACATATGGCGAAATGGTTTATCAAGAACAGGCTATGGATATTACCAGAGTTATTGCCGGATTTAATCTGCAAGAAGCAGATATGTTAAGAAAAGCAATTGGTAAGAAAAAACCAGAGGAAATGGCTAAGGTAAAACAAAAATTTCTCGATGGGGCTAGAACTAATAAAATTGTTAATGAAAGTCAAGCAGAAGAAATATTCGGCTGGATTGAAAAATCTCAGAGATATAGTTTTAACAAAAGTCATAGTGTGTCGTATGCTATCAATGCATATCTTTCAGCATACGCAAAAGCTCATTTTCCAAAGATATTTTTTGCCTCTTATTTAAGATTTGCAAAAGACAAGATAGATCCTCAGCAGGAAATCAAAGAATTAATTCAAAATGCTAACGAGATGGAGGTTCCTGTAAAACCACCAGATATTAGACTAATGAATGAATTTTTTTGTATGCATAATGATTCTATTTATTTTGGTTTAACAGATATTAAAGGGGTTGGTAAGTCTGTATTTGTAAAGCTTAAAGAAGTAACAAAAGATATAGACCTAAATAAAATAAAATGGATCGATTTACTAATTAATGTACTGCTTAATATTAACAGCACAGCTGCTAAAGCACTAATATCTAGTGGGACTATCGGCTTTATAGATAAAAGCAGAAACTCGATGCTTTATGAATTATCTATTATGGAAAAACTCACTGATAGAGAAATTTTATTGGTACGGCCTTATCTCAAGTCTGAGCCAAATATGAATTTAAAACAATTCCTGGAAATATTATTGTCAAATAAAATCACCAAGAAGCGACAAGAAGCCATAAATGAATTATTATACTCTTTAGTACATCCACCGTTTAGCTTAACAGATACTGCGGAATGGATATCAGATAATGAAGATGCGTTATTGGGATACAGTATCACATGTTCTAAGATTGATATGTATGATATTAGTATGACTAATGCAACCTGTAGGGATGTTAAAAATAATCATATTGGCGAAAATGTTTTACTGGCCGGTGAAATAGATAATATCAATATTGTCAAAACCAAAACCGGTAATTCAAAAGGAATGGATATGGCTTTCGTTTCTCTTAGTGATAGCACAGGCAATCTCGATTCTGTAATATGTTTTGCAGAGCAATACAAACAATTTAAAAATGTCCTATTTAATGGCAATATTATTATTGTTAAAGGCAAAAAATCTAAAACCAGAGATGGTCTGATAGTAGAAAAAATATTTCTGCCATCAGCTTGACAAATCGTGGCGTTTCGGTATGATAGTTGTAAGTTCTTTCTTTACTTTTAGGAGTTTTTATGAATATTATTATTTTGAAGGGTAATTTGGCTCGTGATCCAGAACTAAGATCGATTTCGACAGGTGGTAAGCAAACTTTTGTTGTTAACTTTACAGTAGCTGTTTCAAGAGAGTATGTAAAGTCAAATGGCGAAAAGGATAAGATTACTACATTCGTTCCATGTGAAGCTTGGGACAGTGGTGCTGAAATTATCGGCGAATCTTTCAAGAAGGGCGACCCTGTAATGATTGAGGGTTCTCTGAGAAATGATAGCTGGGAAAAGGATGGGGTTAAGCATAATAGCTTGAAGGTTAGAGTAAATAATTTCTCTAAGATTACAAAGCTATCTAAGGCTAAGGATAAGGTTGCTACTAACGCTGAAGAAGAATCTGTTGCTTTTTAAGGAATTATTATCAATAGATGCTGTTCCACCGGGAGTAAAATCCCGGTGGTTCAGTTATCTATGAAACACTCTGATGCAAAATTACAAAAAGAAAATATTAATGTGCTCAGAAGCTAGCTATCTAAGCTCTGGCTTCTCTACATACGCCAAAGAAATTTTAAAAAGACTACATGCAACAGGCAAATATGAAATAGCCGAGTTTGCATCTTATGCAAAAATAAACGACCCAAGGGATAGCGATATACCTTGGACATTCTATGCCAATATGCCTTCTGATAATGATCCTAGAGCATCAGAATATCACCAGAATCCAGAAAATCAATTCGGTAGATGGCGCTTTGAAAGAGTTCTATTAGATTTCCAGCCAGATATTGTATTTGATGTTAGAGACTATTGGATGAATGCTTATCAGCAAAATTCTCCACTAAGACCCTATTATCATTGGGTTGTGATGCCAACTATTGACTCAGAGCCACAACAAGAAGAATGGGTCGATACATACTTGTCTGCAGATGCTATTTTTACATATTCAGATTTTGGTAGAGATGTTCTAAAAAAACAAAGCAACAATAAAATCAATTATATAGACACAACATCTCCCGGTGTTGATCTTAATGTTTTCAGACCATATATTGGCGAAAAGAAAGCTATACGACAAGCTTTTGGTATTCCTCAAGACGCTTATATTTTCGGCTCTATAATGAGGAACCAAAAACGCAAACTAATCCCGGATCTGTTTGATACTCTACGGATAATGAAAACACAAAACCCCGAGCTGTATAACAAGTCCTTTTTATATCTGCATACAAGCTTTCCTGATGCCGGATGGGATATTCCACAGCTATTAAAAGAATATAATATTGCTAATAAGGTATTATTTACATATATATGCCATAACTGTAAAAATGTAAGTAGTATATTATTTAATCATGTAAGAGCAACTTGTGGTAGATGTGGACAAAAGGCTCTACAAATGCCAAATGTGAATAATGGCGTTACTTCAGAACAGCTGACACACATTATTAATACCTTTGATATCTACGTACAATACGCTATATGCGAAGGCTTTGGAATGCCTCAAGTAGAAGCGGCATCTTGTGGAATTCCAGTAGCTTCTGTTAATTATAGCGCTATGGAAGATATTATTAGAAAGTTAAATGGATATAGTATAAATGTTGCTAAATATTTTAAAGAATTAGAAACTAGAGCTATTAGAGTTTTTCCAGACAATAATCATTTACTTGAAATTTTAGACAAGCATAATAAATTACCTAGTATTCTACAAGAACAAAAAAGACTAGAAACTAGGAAATTGACAGAGTTACATTATAATTGGGACCATATCGCTAAAAAGTGGGAAAATTATTTTGACAACGCAGTATTAACAAATCAACAAGGTAAATGGGATATTAAGCTTCCAAAGCTAGATCCAATTCCACAAACAGCAGCACAGTCTGAGGATGGCACAAACTATGATTTTGTATATAATCTACTAAGAAAAACAGTTCCCGGCCATCCCATACTCAACTCTATAACACCATTAAATATGATCAGAGATCTTGACTATAGTTATACTCAAAACGGTATGAGTATTAATCCATATACTAGGAAAAATGTAGTTGATGTTATAAATACTATTATATCCAATCATAATGCTGTTCAAGATGCCATATCTAATATGGACAAACTACCAAGCGAGGACTTTATTAAGTATGCACACCTAAAGAAGCGTCTAGGAGCTAATTGATGAACGTATTATTTATTGGGCCATATAGACAACATGATGGATGGGGATTAGCAGCTAGAGATTATATCAGATCATTAGCCACAAGATCTGACATTACTTTAACAACAAGACCCATTTATCTTGCGCCCGGAAATACGCAACAAGACTTCAATGATATAGAGATACTAGCGTATGAAAATAATATTCTCGATAAGTATGATGCGGTGATACAAAAAGTATTACCAGAATATTTATTCTATGATTCAAGATTTGGTAAAAATATTGGATTATTTACTTTAGAAATTTGTGACTTTTCTAATACTAAAGCTATTAGAAATATGAATAGAATGGATGAAATTTGGGTACCAAGTGAAATAGAAAAGCAAAGCTTACTTAAGAGTGGACTTTCAAAACCTATTAAAGTAATTAGTGAACCGATAGAAACAAAATATCTTTCTATTGAAGACAAACTCTATTATGGTCCAGTAATAGATGAAACTTTTAAGTTCTATACTGTATGTGAAAATAATTTCAGGAAGAATCTAGAAGATCTAATTATTGCGTTTAATTTAGCATTTAATCATTATGATAAGGTTAGTCTTGTAATAAAAACAAATGGTGTTCCAACACAACTAACAGCATGGGCAACAGAAATAAAGAAAAAGTTAAATATACACAAAAGATATCGTAATGAAATATTTATTCCTAACCAATTCTCATCCGAGGATATGGTGAAATTTCATAATTCTTGCGACTGTTTTGTAAGTTGCTCATACGGCGAAGCATTTTGTAGACCAGCAGCAGAAGCTCTATGCAGAGGAAAGGTGCCAATCGTAAACAAAAATACCGGAATGAAAGACTTTATTAATGACGCAAACGGCTATCTGATTAAGAGTTACAAAACACCGGTAATGCTAGAAAATAATCCCATAGCAAATAATACAGACTATTATAATGCTCAGCAATATTGGTATAAGACTGATATTTATGATCTGATTGATAAAATGCAAAAGGCTTATTATACCTATAAAAAAGATAATAAAGAATGGGTTAAAAAGTCTGAACTCGGCAAATCCCAGATTGATTTATTTAGCTATGAAAATATAGGAAAGAAACTATGCATATAGGATATCAGCTTAGTAATATTTTAGAGAGTGTTGCTACTCA